AACGGTTGAGGATACGGATAAACAGGTTTATGAACAGATCATTGCGGAATATGGTGAAGATTCTTCCCAAGCAAGGGTTGAGGTGTACGGTGAATTTCCCACCGCAGGTGAAGATCAGTTCATATCACCCGACCTCATTGAAGACGCGTTTCAACGTCCATTATATAAAGATACAACTGCACCTATTGTTATTGGTGTCGATCCTGCACGAGGTGGGGCTGACTCAACAGTGATTATTGTCAGACAGGGGCGTGACTTATTAGCGATTAAGCGGTACTCCGGTGAAGATACCATGACGATTGTTGGACGGGTGATTGATGCGATTGAACAGTACCGCCCTGCTTTGACGGTGATTGATGAAGGTGGTTTGGGATATGGTATTCTTGATCGTTTAGTTGAACAACGGTATAAGGTAAGAGGCGTGAATTTTGGTTGGAAGGCGACTAATGCTATTATGTGGGGCAACAAACGCGCAGAGATGTGGGGCGCAATGAGGGATTGGTTAAAAACTGCCAGTATTAAGGAGGATAGGCAATTAAAATCTGATTTAATAGGGCCTATGAAGAAACCTAATTCTTCAGGGACTATCTTTCTTGAAGGAAAGAAAGAAATGCGATCTAGGGGTTTAGCCTCACCTGATGCAGCGGACGCATTAGCGGTTACTTTTGCGTTTCCGGTAGCCCATAGGGAACAGCGAGAGCATAGGGAAGGAGGAAATCGATCTTATAATTCATCTGGGGGAAACACTTCTTCTTCTTGGATGGGCGCTTAACATTTTAATAGCTCAGGAAAAATCATGGCAAATTTAGATACAGATTCAATAATGGAATCATTTGGTGTTGGTATGGATACCGAAACAGACGAAGAAAAAATGGATGAAGATACGTTAAGTGAGATACGCGAACGATTCAGTTCTGCGGTAGAGTTTACTTCTGTCAATAGACAGGAAATGTTGGATGATGTTCGTTTTGCACGATTAGGCGATCAATGGCCTGAGTCTGCAAAGTATGACCGTAATCGCCCAGGTAAAGAACGCCCTATGTTGGTAATTAACCGATTGCTTCAGTATCGTGATCGAGTGGTTAATGAAATTCGTCAGAATACTCCCAGTATTCGTATCCGTCCGGTCAACGATGAAGCCGATCAGGAAACAGCGGAAGTATTGCAGGGGTTGATTCGCCACATTCAAGATAATAGCAATGCTGGTATGGCTTATGACACTGCGGTGGAATCGCAAGTAGACATGGGTATCGGTTATGTGCGTATTCGTAATGATTGGGCTGATGATTCCAGCTTCGATCAAGAAATTTACATTGACCGGATACCTGATCCATTTAAGGTCTACATGGATCCGCACAGCAAATCACCAGATGGTTCTGATGCTGAATGGTGTATTTTAGCTGAAGAAATATCCAAAGATGAATTTGAGCGTTTATATCCTGGCGTTGATGAAACGCATTTTGATGATGCAGGTAATGGTGATGCTCAAGGCTGGTACACTAAAGACAGCGTTCGTATTGCGGAATACTATTACATAGAGCATGAAGAAGTAGAGATAACTGATCCTCAAGACCCATCACAGGTGCGTATAGCTGATAAAAAACGTTGTATGTGGTGCAAAGCTACTGGCGATACTATTTTAGAGCGTGGTGAGCTTCCTACGAAGTATATCCCTATTATTCCAGTCATCGGTCATGAACTATGGCTACAAGGTAGACGATATTTATCAGGTTTGATTCGCAATGCTAAAGATGCTCAACGGTTGTATAACTATTATCTATCTGCTAATGCTGAAAATGTTGCATTGTCGCCTAAAGCTCCGTTTATAGGCGTAGCAGGGCAATTTGAAACTGACCCTAATTGGGGAAGGGTAAATAAAGAATCGGTTGCATACCTCGAATATGACCCTGTATCAATAGCTGGAACACCTGTTGGCTCACCTCAACGGGCGATGCCTCCACAATCAAGCCCAGCAATCATGCAAGCTATTCAATTAGCTGAGAATGACATCATGCAAAGCATGGGGATTTATCAGCCTACTTTAGGCGCACAGTCTAATGAAACGTCTGGTAGAGCCTTATTATTGAGGCAAAAACAGGCTGATATTAACACTTTCCATTATCAAGACAATTTATCACGCTCAGTTCGTCAAATTGGCCGTGTTGTATTGGATATGATTCCAAAAGTCTATGATAGACCCAGAGTTGCACGAATTTTAGGTGAAGATGGAACGCCAAGAACTGTACAACTTAACCCTAACATTCAAGCACCGTCCGCTAATACTGAAAATACTGCGATTGATTCAATTTTCAATCCGACTATTGGACGTTATGACGTTGTTTGCGATGCAGGCCCTTCATATGCAACTAAACGCGATGAAGCAGCCACAATGATGCTGACTTTAACTCAAGCAAATCCATCATTATTTAATATCATCGGTGATTTGATGTTAAAGAATATGGATTGGCCAGGAGCTGAAGAAATCAGCAAACGACTTCAAGCCATGCTACCTCCGCAAATACAAGCGGTGGCTAAGAGTGGTGATAAAGTTGATCCACAAGTCCTTCAAGCTCGGCAAATGATGGATGAATTGGCAGGTCAAATGGAGCATATGAGTCAAGAAATCACTCAACTTCGTGACCAACGTATGCTTGAACTTCAAAAGCAAGAACGTGAATGGTTTGAAGCCCAAACTAAACGCATGGACGTGGAAGGTAAAATTATGATGACAGACACGCAATTACAAGCTGCTGTCAGAGAGAATTTAACCTTAATGATGGGTATGGGAACTCAAGAGCTAGTAGAAAATAATCAAGAATTTGAACAATTAGAAATGCAGGCAACTCAACCACCTCCACAGCCTCAAGGTATGCCTCAAGGCGCACCACAAGGTCAAGCACCTGCTGGTCAGCCTATTAGACCAGGCGCTATGCGAAGGGAACCTGATATTGCAGCATTAACAAGCGAAGCAAAACCCGGAGAAACGAAATGAGTGAAGAAATAATCGAAAGTACACCCGTAGAGATTCAAGAAGTTGAATCACAAGAAATTGAATCAGAGGGTAATCAGGAGGAGGTAGAAACAACTGAAGAACCTACCTCCGAAAAACAAGACCCTTGGTATAAGAAACGGATTGATGAATTAACTCGTGATAAGCACGAAGCAAGAAGGCAAGCAGAGCGTTTGGAAAAAATGCTTGAGCAGCAGGAGCAAATACTTAGACAGTATTCTCCTGTTCAAGAGCAACAAGCACCATCATTAGCACCACCTGACCCGTCACAATTTGCTGGCGGTCAGTATGATCCTCGGTATATGGATGCAATGATGCAATATACTCGTGAATCTGCGGTTATGGAGGCGAAACAAGCTGTTGCTCAGGAATATGAGCAACGGGCAAGATTGCAAAGCCAACAAGCTGCACAAGCCAAATTAGAAACGGCTGAAGCCGCTGCTCGTGTTAGATATGCTGATTATGATTCTGTTATTGAAAGAATTACATCTGATCCGATATTAGCTCAGAACCAAACTATTAGAGAAGCTATATTAGGTATGGAAAATGGCCCTGATATAGCCTATCAATTAGGTAGAAACCTTGATGTAGCCTATGAAATTTCTAATATGTCACCTGTACAGGCAGGCATGAGATTAGCAGCGATTGTCAGGCAAGATGCCAGAACAAGTTCAGCACCAAAACCAATACGCCCTATTAATGGCACTGGTGGTACTGTAAATGGCACGAAATCCTACGCTGAAATGTCTACTTCGGAATATATAGCTGCTCGTAATGCTGAAGATAAAGCTAAACTGGTGGCACGTCTAAAACGTTAAACGATCTTCGACTCGCCACCAATACCATATTGGTGGCATTTTTTTTATGTACATTTTAAATATGATATGGTATATAATGACCTTACATCTATTTAAACTTTTGCCTGTTTAGATAGTTAGGCAACCTCAGTACAGATAATTCGAGGGATTGGCTCCCATCTGGAAATAAATCAGGCTAAATACCTTTTTCTTTTCATTTGGAGACAAATATGTCTAATCAATTGCTTACCATAAGCATGATTACAAACGAAGCTCTACGGGTCTTGACCAACAGCTTAGTTTTTACTCGTGCAATCAGCCGTCAATATGACGATAAATTTGCCATTGAAGGCGCAAAAATCGGTACTACTATTAACTTGAGAAAACCTCCTCGTTATGTTGGTAGAACTGGCCCTGCACTTCAAGTTGAATCTTCTGTTGAAACTTACGTTCCATTGACTTTGAACACTCAGTTCGGTGTTGATATGGCGTTTACAACTCAAGATTTGAGCTTAAACATTTCTGATTTCTCAGATCGTTTTATTAAGCCTGCTATTGCTGCAGTTGCTAACAAAATTGATTATGACGGTCTACAACAATTCTTGAATGTATATAACATGGTCGGTACTCCTGGCGTGTTATCTAACTCACCAACTCAAGCACAATCTTTGAACACAATCTTAGCTGCTCGTGCTAGATTGAACCAAGAAGCTGCTCCTGTTGATGAATTAAGAAGTATTATTGTTGATCCTACTATCGATGTTGGTATCGTTTCTGGTTTGACTAACTTGTTCAACCCACAAGGTGTTATTTCTGAAATATTCAAGAAAGGCGCAATGGGGGACAGCACTTTAGGCTTTAACTTTGCAATGGATCAAAACGTAGGTAACTTTACTTCTGGATCTTTCATCGTTGGTACTGACACTATCGCTGTAGCTGCACAAGCTGGCGGTTCTGTTCAAACTAACGCCGCAACTACTTTTGGTTTAACTGCTACTATTACTAATGGTAAAACTTTAACTCAAGGTACTGTTTTCACAATACCTGGCGTTTACGCTGTGAACCCACAAAACCGTCAATCAACCGGTACACTGCGTAACTTCGTAGTAACTGCGTTGACTACTGGTACTGGATCTTCACAAACAGTTCAAGTATTCCCAACACCTGTATTTAGCGGTCAATTCCAAAACGTAACTAGCACCACTGGTACTATTGCTTCTGGCAACGCTACTGTAATTTCAGGTTCTGCTGGTGCAAGCTACGCCAATGCTATTGCGTTCCATCGCGATGCGTTTGCTCTTGGTACTGCTGACCTATTATTGCCTCAAGGTGTTGATATGGCTGGACGTGCTTCTGCTGATGGTTTGTCAATTCGTTTGGTTCGCCAATACGATATTAACTCTGACCAATTGCCGACTCGTCTTGATGTTCTTTATGGTTTCAGCACAGTTTATCCTGAGCTGGCTTGCCGTATCACTGGTTAATAGGAGTATTTTAATATGAGTAATCCAGGCCCTAATATAGTTGCAGTCGCACCAATTCGCGCTACATCTATTGTATCTTTAGCAGTAACTCCTGCTGCTGTTGCAACAATTACCACCGCTGAGCAAGATTTTACTCTTACTGGCGTTGCTGTAGGTGATTTTGTATCAGTATCAACTACAGCAGCTCAAACTGCTGGCGTTGCTATAGCTGGCGCAAGAGTGAAAGCTGCTAATACTATCAGTATCACTTATGTAAACCCAACTGCTGCAAGTAAAACTCCAGCAGCTGATACATATTTAGTTCAAATTGTTCGTTCTTACCCTGTTGCTACTGACTTTATGACAGCATCACCAAGTAACTACGGTGCAATTGCGGCTAATAACCCATAGTAAGTTGAAGGTGGAGGGATAAAGTCCTCCACCTTTTTCCTTTTTAGGTGAATTATGGCAATCGAATATCCATGCTCGATGCACAAAGACTCATATGACAATTCAACAATTGCCATCGATGAGCAAGAATATAAAGCTTTATCCAAGGACGGATGGCTAACTTCCCAAGAATGGGACAGTAAGGGTAAAGAAACCCCTGTAAAACGTGTTAGATCGACCAAATTTGAGGAATAGTAAATGTCTAGCCTAGCGAATCAGCAACAAAATTTATCCTTTCCAGGCTTATTGCAGGTTCCTGGCGGCATAACTTCAACACTTCAACAAGTTCAAGATGGTAATGGAAATGTTACTGGCTTAAGCCTTAGCTCTGCGGGGGCATCTGTTACTACATCAAGCACTTTTCAAGCGTCTAAAAACGGAATTACATTAACTGGAGCTTTGCCAAGGTTAATTAGTGATGGTTTTGGTGATCTTCCAACCGTTAAAGATTTTGGCGCTGTTGGTGATGGTACTACTGATGATACTGCTGCTTTTACTGCGGCTATTGCAGCAAGCCCTACTGGCGTAGCTGTACCCGCAGGAAGCTATAAAATTACAGGCACTGTTACAGGTATATTTTATAGCTTCGGTGTAGTTACTATTGTTACTGGAACAGTTAATTATATTTCGAATTTAGCATCTTTAGGCACTTCAACAGGATCAACCTTAGTTGGTACAACCAACGGTAACACAGGTTCAATTACTCGTACAGTAGCGGCTAAACTTAATGATACAGTTTCAGTTAAAGACTTCGGCGCTATAGGCGATGGCGTTGCGGATGATACTGCGGCTATGCAAGCAGCACATAATACAGGACAATTAATCTATTACCCTGCTGGAACTTATGTATTTACCACTATTAGTTTCGTGCAAGGCGGTATTATCGGCGCTGGAAATTTAACAAAATTGATTTCAACTAATGCAAATAGTGCTAATTTAATTACATTTACAGGCACAACCAGTGTCAATGCAGCGCTCTTTAAAAACTTTATCATTGTTGCAGCTAGTACAAAATCTAACGGAGCTGCGTTAGCAATATTGCCTGCTTCAGGCGAATTAAGTTATTTAATGATAGATGGTCTTTATACATATAATACACCTATAGGAATTTCATTAAACCAATGTAATTACGGGTCTGTCATAAACTGCACAATTATTAATTATACTTTATTCGGTGTTTATTTTCAAAACCATATAACTTATGGGGCGGGAGATTTTTTAATCGCAGATAATTTTATTAATACCGCAATACCAACAGGTAATAGAATTGGGATATTTCAAGATTCTGGCGGTGGATTAAGAATTATAGGTAATAAAATATTGGGTGGGGCTGTAGGTTATGCTCTTAATTATTCAGGATCAACCCCTTCTGGGCCATTAGTTATAGTAGGAAATTCTTTTGAAAATTTTGATGCTCAAGCAATATACTTTTCTTGTATTTCAACTGGATATTTCGGGGGGATAGTAATATCTGGAAACGAACTTGGTCAAACCCCCTGCGGTATTCAATTTGACAGCCCAACAAGTGTGACCATTACACAAGTAATAATTGATGGAAATCTTATATTTTTAAACGGGCCCTCAACAACTACTTACGGCATTGCACTAAATAACGTATCAGATTTTAATATAGGCCCAAACACTATAATTTCTGCAAGTGGAACCCCTACTGGAATTAGGGCGGAATCAAATTGTACTAGAGGTAAGATAGCAACTCAGCTCTATAATGGGTTTGCAGCTAACGCCACTTTAACTAATTTTAGCACTACAGTATTTAGCAATAAAGATGTTCAAAGCGGAGTTGCAGGGTCAGTTACAACGTCTACTGTTTATGGAAGCCTATACACAGGGACTTTAGCAATTACTTTTCCTACCACGTTCACTATAGCTCCTGTAGTAACTTGCGCTATAGGTAATACCGCTAATGGTGGAGTATCAGCGCTTCCAATAAATGTTACTACTACAGGCTTTACTTTACAAGTCATAGGTATGACAAATGGGGGGGTTGTAACAGGTACAACTTGGATAGCTAACGGTATCATTTAAAGGTTAGGAAAATGGCTAGATATTTTACACTTGATCTTGTACCCCAACTTGGGGGCCAATTAGGACTGATTTCTGCTGAAGTTAAATTTGCAAATACTTCATCTGCGGTAGCGATCTTTGAAGATCAGGGGATGACTACGCCTATAGCTAATCCTATTGTAATCTCTAGTGGATATAATATTTCGTTTTGGGTAGCTGACGGTACTCAGGATTACGACATCCAATTAATAGGTGGAAATCTCATATCCACAGTATTTATTAATGATATTTGGACATTGCCGGGGCCTATTTGGGGGAATTTGTCAGTATTTTGGAGCAATCAACCTAATGTTTGGGCATATATAACTCCTTACGCTATTGCTGTTTCAATGGTCAGCAATGTTGGTCAACTTTATACAGCAAATGATCTAGTACGCGCTGCAATGCGATTAATTCAAGTATCTTCAGTAGATACTGATTTAACTGCAAACGAGCTTAAAGACGGTATAGAATCGCTTAATCGTATGCTAGATTCGTGGTCTGCTGATGAACTAATGCTTTATCAGATCACTAGAGAAACATTTCAGTTATCAGCTAATACCAACCCATATACTATAGGTCTTGGAGCTACTTGGAATACTATTAGGCCAAGCCGAATTATTGATGCTTATTTTACTATCTACACAGGCAGCATACCTGTTGATTATCCCATGCAAATTATGGAATGGGATGATTATAATGCTGTAAGACTTAAAAGTTTACAAACTAATTTTCCCGGCTATTTATTTTATGATAGAGGGTTTCCTATTGGTAATGTTTACATTTATCCAATATGTTCATCAAGTAATGAAACAATTACTTTAACATCATGGAAGCCTTTTACAGTAGTTAATGATCCTACTGCTTACATTAGCCTTCCTCCAGGATATTGGGAAGCTATAGTATTTAATTTAGCGATCCGTATAGCTGAAGAATATCAATTTGATATTAGACAAACTTCTGTTGCATTAGCTCAAAATGCTATTAAACGCATTAAAAGAATTAATCAACGAACTCCTACCCTTAGTACGGATGTAGCGCTTATGAGTACCAGCCAGATGAGATATAATATTTATAGCGATGGATACGGACGATAATGCCAGAAGCCATTGTTCTTCCTATATTAGGGGCTGGCATAGCTGGGCGATCTAAAGCTGTTTCTGCGCAAAAAAGACAAAATCTTTTTCTTGAAGTTAAGCCTGAAAAAGATAAAACAAATTTAGCTGCATATCCAACCCCTGGATTAACTTTATTTGCCAATACTGGTAAGAACCCTTCGCGTGGATTATGGTGGCTACAATCCCTAAATTTACTCTATTCAGTAAACGCTAATAAATTAATAGAAATTGATAAAAATGGCGTAGTTACTGAAAGAGGAACGCTTTCAACTGCTGAAGGCACAGTATCTATTTCTGATAATGCTCAACAAGTTATAATTGTTGATGGTGAAAACGGATACATTTACGAGCCTAAAACACTTCAATTAAGTTATACCTATCCAGCTAATTCAGTTTCAAATGTTTATAATCGAACAGGATTAGCAATAACTGTAACAGGGTATGTTAATGCTGGTATTGCTGGCGATACAGCTACCATCACTACTGATGGTGGAGATGTGCTTTCTGGAGCGTATACAATTACTTCAGCTACACAAGGAAGTTGGGCTTTTAATGTTGTATTACCATCTTTACAAACTCCTATTCTAGCAACTGCTTTAGTAGTAGGTTCAAGATATACAGTTTTAACTTTAGGAACGTCAGATTTTACGCTTGCAGGGGCAGCTTCTAATGTATTAGGCGCTGTTTTTACAGCGACTAAATCAATCTTTGGCACAGGTACAGTTGTTCCTGCGACTATTGATGTTAATATTCCAGCAACTGCTTTAGTAAATGGTCAAAAATATATAATCTTAATTATAGGGTCTACAGATTTTACCCTTTATGGCGCAGCATCTAACACTGTAGGATTAGAATTTACAGCGTCATTATCTGTCGTTAATGCAACTGCTTTAGTGAATGGTACAAGTTATCAAATCCTAACTTTAGGTACTACAGATTTTACCCTTTATGGCGCTGCAACCAATACTGTAGGCACTATATTTACTGCAACTGGAGTAGGAACTGGCACAGGAACAGTTTATACAACTCCTGTTGGTACAGGTGTAACCATAAACAATAGTTCTTCAGGGCTTCTTACCTATTTACAAAACGGTGTTGTTGCCGTAACTGAAAATGCAACCAATCGACATTCAAATGACAATGTTGATATTTTAAAAACCGCAGGGCCAGTGCCATCAGGTGAATACGTTGTCAATTTTCCTTTAACTTCTGCTACAGCATTAGTTGTCGGTACTCAATATGTTATCAATAGCATTGGTACATCTGATTTTCAATTAGTTGGCGCTCAGAATAATGAAGTAGGCACTTCGTTTGCAGCTACTGGAACTACAGTAGGAACTGGCACTTGCACATTAGCTAATGAATGGACTTTTAATGTCCCTACTACTACTCCTGCTGGTGCAGGAGGTTTAGAAGTAATTAATAACTTTAGGCAAATTACATCTGCTGGTTTCCCTGGCGGTAACACTGTAACTTTCTTAGATGGCTATTTCATTGTTAATTCACCTAATACAAGACAATTTTACTTATCCCAGCTCTATGATGGCTTCTCATGGAACGCATTATCCTTTGCCAGTAAAGAAGCGTATACCGATAATTTAGAAGCAGTCGCTGTTGATAATAGCTGTTTAGTATTGTTAGGGTTTATATCTCAAGAATATTGGCAAGATATTGGTGCGTATCCTTTTCCTTTGTTAAGAATTCCCGGCTCGCCTACAGATATGGGTGTAGCTGCTAGATGGAGTATTGCTCGATGTAATGGAGAGTTAATCTATTTAGGAAGGGCTAGACGAGGCGGCTTATCAGTTGTAACGATTCAAAATTATCGCCCTGTTACTGTATCTACACCTGATTTAGATTTCTTATTTAATGAATATGTAAACCCAAGCGATGCAATTGCTTTCAGTTATCGTCAAAACGGACATGAATTTTATCAGATAAGTTTTCAACAACAAGGGGTTACTTGGCTTTATGATGCAACTTCACAAGTTTGGAGTACCTTATTATCTGGTGCTACCACAAGACATTATGCTAATTTTGGTTGTCAATTTGATTTCCATGTAATAACTTCGGATTATCGAAATGGTAATTTGTATATTCTTGATCCTGCATCTTACACAGATAATGGGGATTTAATAGCTAGAGAATTAATTACGCCTCATTTCTTTGTAAACACCTCGTTTAATAAACTTCATATTTATAGACTTCGTTTAGATATGGAACAAGGCGGCGGGCTTAATGATGGTCAAGGTCAAAATCCTCAAGTCATGTTACAAGTAAGCCGAGATGGTGGATACACTTGGGGCGATGAAATGTGGGCTACTTGTGGGGCGCAAGGTGATTTCTTAAGCCGAGCTGAATGGCGAAGATTAGGTGTTTCACGAAATTATGTTTTTAAATTTAGAATAACTGATCCAATCAAAACAGTATTGATTGGCGCTGCGGCTTATGCAACACAGGCATCTAAATAATGTCTATTTCTCAACCTCCTTTTCAGTCTACTTTAGTTGATGCTAATGACCGAGTGCAAACGCCTTGGGCGCAATGGTTTAGTCAATTACAACCTGTTCTACAATCTGTTGTAGCAAGTGGCCCTACATCAGGTAGGCCAACTCAAAATCTTTACATAGGCTATCCTTACTTTGACACCACAATAGATCAAATGGTTTATTGGAATGGGGTCATTTGGGTAACGTATGCACCTTCTACAACTGGAACCAGTATTTTAAAAGGTAATGGTTCAGGTGGATTTAATAACGCTGTAGCAGGCGTTGATTTTGCTCCTGCGACATCGGGCAATGCAATTCTTTATGGTAATGGTTCTGGAGGTTTTAGTTCAGTTTCTATCGGTTCAGGTGTTACTTTTGCTGGCGGTGTTTTATCAGCTACTGGATCAGGCGGAACGGTTACTGCTGTAACAGGAACTGCACCTATCGCATCATCTGGCGGAACTGCTCCAGCTATTAGCATCAGCCAAGCCGGAGCTAGTACAAACGGTTATTTATCTTCGATTGATTGGAATATTTTTAACAGTAAAGCTCCAGCAACGTCAGGCGCATCAATATTATATGGTGATGGTACTGGGGGATTTAGTAACGTAACAATTGGAAGTGGAGTTACATTTGTAGCTGGAACGTTAAGTGCTACAGGATCAGGTGGTACAGTTACTGCTGTAACAGGAACTGCACCTATCGCATCATCTGGCGGAACTGCTCCAGCTATTAGCATCAGCCAAGCTGGAATTGCTACTGATGGATACTTATCATCAATTGATTGGAATACATTCAACAATAAAGGTTCAGGAACCGTAACTGCTGTTACCGGAAGTGGAAATATTGCTTCTAGCGGTGGAACGACACCCAATATTACTTTTACTGGAACGCTACCTATTGCCAATGGCGGTACAAATGGCACAGCTACGCCCACAGCAGGTGCAGTAGCTGTCGGTAATGGTACTCAATACGCATTTACCGCAGCAGGATCAGCAGGTCAGGTTTTAACATCTAATGGCTCAACAGTCCCTACTTGGGCGACTGTAGCAACAGGTATTGGTACAACAGGATATTGGGGGTCGTTTTGGGATACAACTAATCAAACTGCAACCAGTACAACTGTAGCGTACACAATTAATATTGGTACTTCTGACCCTAATAATAATGGTGTTAGTATAGTTAGCAGTAATCGAATTACAGTTGCATATGCTGGCGTATATAATATTCAATATTCCATACAATTTGAAAACATTGGAACGGGGAATAAAAATTATAATGTTGATGTATGGTTTCGATTAAATGGCGTAGATATTCCCGATAGTAATAGTACATATTGGATAGCTTCAAAAAATTCGACTGTTAATGGTGAACTAATTGCAGCTGTGAATTATGTGCTGTCTTTAGCCGCTGGAGATTATATCCAATTAATGTGGGCTGTTAGTGACGTTGATATTTCAATTGCAACATTGCCTGCTACCTCAAGCCCAACAGTTCCGAGAACACCTGGAGTTATTGTAACTGTAACACCAATTACTGAAGTAGGTATAGGGTATTACAATTTAACGTCCGTTTCTTCTGTAGCTATCGCAACAGGATCAAAAACATTTACTACAAACCTTTCTAATATTTCAACGGCTTTTACGGTAGGAACTAGAGTTAGAGTGGCATATGTCACTACACCTGCTAATTACATGGAAGGTGTAATTACATCTTTCAGTGGTACAACTTTAGTAGTCAATGTTGATTCTATTGGCGGATCAGGTACTTATGCTAACTGGACTGTATCTGTAGCAGGTATTCAAGGTTCTAATGGCGTTACGTCAATTACAGGTACAGCTAATCAAGTTATTGCATCTGCTTCAACAGGTGCAGTTACTTTAAGTTTACCTCAAAGTATTAATAGTGGAGCAACACCTACTTTTACAGGCACAAACTTTACTGGTATTCCTAATGCAGGATTGACCAATTCATCCATTACTATTAATGGATCATCAGTCAGCCTTGGCGGTTCAACTACTGTAACTGCTACAGCGACAAACGCATTAACAATTGGTACAGGTTTAAGTGGCACGTCTTATAATGGTTCGACTGCAGTCACCATTGCTAATACTGGCGTTTTATCTTTTTCAGGTAACTCTACTGGATTAACGCCTGCTACAGCAACCACAGGTGCGGTTTCACTTGCAGGGGTATTAGTTGCGTCTAATGGCGGCACAGGAGTTGCTGGAACTTTAACCGGGCTTCTTTACGGTAATGGAACTTCTGCACACACGGTAGCCACTACAGCGCAAGCCTTAACTTTAATTGGAACCGTACCTGTAGCCAATGGCGGTACAGGCTTAACAACCTTAGCTACAGGGCGTATTCCTTACGGTAATGGTACTGGTGCTTTGAGTTCAAGTGCTAATTTTATATTTGCACCAAACGTGTTAGCTGTAAATAGCGCACCTTTTGCATGGAATCCTACCGTCATATACGCTTTACAAAATTTTAACACCGCATTATGGACAAACGGGCCGACTCGTTCATTGTGCTTTAATACTCTATATGGCACGGGGTATGCTAAAACAGCAATTACTACAGGTTTTTGCAGCGAAATTACACATAATATTGATGGCCTTGGAGCATTAACTTTTAATGTCACTCCAAGTTTAGCTGCGGGCGCGTCAATTGTAGGTGGTGAAGCCGTGAGAATCAATGCTTCCGGTAATTTGCTAGTAGGAACTACAATCGATAGAGGTACATTAACAGTTAATGGTACTATAAATACATTAGGTTATACTGTTGCAACTTTACCAACGGCGGGGGTAGCAGGACGTAGAGCGTACGTTACAAATGCTTTAGCGCCTACATTTGGCGCGGCAGTAGCAGGAGGGGGGGCAATAGTAATCCCCGTTTTTGATAATGGCGCATCATGGATAGTAGGATAACTAAAAACACTTTTGCAGGATAAATATAATATGTATCTACTAGATATGCGGCTATTCTGGAACAGCATAGAAAACCTCAACCACAATTTTAGGAAAATAAAATGACAATCACAAATACTTGGAATGTAATACAACTTGATACTCAACCATCAGCGGGTAAGTTATCTGACTATGTTGTAACAGTTCATTGGACTTTATCAGCTTCAGATGGAGATCATATAGGTTCAGTTTATGGCACAGTATCATTTAATGTTGACTCATCTAAGCCTAAATATACTGATTTTTCTAATTTAACTTTAGATGAAGTGCTTGCATGGGTACATGATTCTTTAGGCTCCGATCAAATTGCAGCTTTAAAAGCGAATGTAGCTACACAAATAGAAGCTCAAATAAACCCAACTATCGTAACGCCGCCATTACCTTGGTTATGATTGATTTCATGGTTTTAGCACTTCCAAGATCAGGAACAGCTTGGATTGCTAATCTTTTAACGACTGATACATCGCTATGTATCCATGAATCAGCTATGGATTACCATACGACTGATTTAGATGCGATGGAGTATAACGGAACTTTAGGAATTGCTGAAACCAGTGCGTTTATTAGAGTGGATGAACTTAACCTACACTCTGCTAAAAAGTTAATTATAGACCGTCCTTTTGATGAAATAAATCAATCAATAGCAGAGCTAGGCTTTAAAGCGATGCCTTCATATTCGGCTGATTTGATGATTCAACTTAAAGGGTATAGAATAGCTTATAAAGACTTGTTTAATTACGAAATTATGTCAGAAGCTTACTACTATTTGCTTCGCAAAGAACTTAACCAAGAACGGCATAAAATGTTATGCCAAATGAATATACAGAACACTGCAGCTATTGAACGTGTCAGAGGAATAGTATGAACAACTTAATTTTTAGTATTGAATCGGGTAGGGGGTTACTATGCCTTGGGGAATAGCTGCGGCAGGTGCATTATCAGGATTAATGGGAGGAGCAGGTCAATCTGCTGCTTCAAGCGCAATGGCCGATGTTGCACGTCAGCAATTAGAATGGACAAAAAAAGTCTATGGTAATGCTCAAAAAGATATTAAGCCGTACACTCATTTAGGTGAAGTTGGAGCTACAGGATATGAAGCTAATCTACCTTATTTAACGTCACGTTACGGTATGGAGGACTACAAACAAAGTCCTTTATACACACCGATGGTCAGGAACTTAGCTGAACTGCAAGCAACGCCAGGCTATCAATTCCAATTGCAACAAGGTCTGCAAGGCGTTCAACAAGGTGCAGCTGCTAAAGGTGGCTTGCTATCTGGTGCGGCTGGTCAAGCCATGAACACTTATGCTCAAGGTCAAGCTGCTCAAGGTTATCAATCTGCTTGGGAACGAGCGCAAAAAGCCTATGGCACAGCGTTTAATCAAGACCTACAGCAAAAAGCACAAATTGGTACGATGTATTTAGAACCTGCCAAGTTAGGGTCTACTTCTGCATTAGGCTTAGGTCAAATAGGTGTAGGCGCGGCTAATGCAATGGCTCCAGCTTATCAAGCATTAGGCGCTGCTAACGCTGCTGGAGCCGCTGCACCTTGGACTGGGGCGGCTAGTGCAATACCTGGATTAGCTAAATTAGGTGGTCAAATGTATAGTGACTGGAGTGCATTACAAGGGATTGGCTCCATTTAACAATATTGAATTAAGGAATTATTGATGTCTGATTTAACTGAAATTTTAAAAATGCAATGGGAAGCATATCCTAATGCACAAAAAACCTTGCACGAAGGATTGGCTTCAGAAATATCTTTAGAAAACGCCCGTAGAGCGCAACAAGAGCGTGAAGGGTTAAAAGCTTTATATGCTCAACAAGCTAATCCATCGTATCAAGCGATCGGTGCTATCAGCCCTGAATACGCACAAACAGCAATGAAAAACCAGTTGGAAATGCAACAAGCTATGATGGGGATGCGCCATCAACAAGCGCAAACTGGTGAAATCGAAAATAAAATGGAGCATGAAAATGCAAAAAGACGCGCGCAAGTAGCTGTTCCAATTGTTGATATGTATTATGAAAGATTAGCTAAAGGAGTTCCTCAAGATCAAGCGCTTCAAATGTTTCATTCTGAAAGTGGACAAGCGCTTTCAAACCTTCAGCAACAAGGATTAATAGATAAAAATTATCCTCCTTATGATCCTAATACTATATCTCCTGAAGCTGTTGAAAATGCTTCTGCTGGATTAGGTTTTCCTTCGCGGAGGCTTCAATCATTACAAGAATCAGCTAAAACAACAGCAGAACAACAAGCCAGAGTTGATGTAGGTGTTCCAATGTCTGCGGAGCAACAATATGGCGGTGTTGAACAAGTGCCAGGAGTTGTTGGTGCTTATCAAGCGAAACCTGCATTAGGAGGCGCTCCACAAATGCAAATGCCTGATGAAATGACTGCACAGCTTAATTCAATAAATTCATTATTGCAAACTGTACAAGAGCCAACAGCAAGAGGAGCGCTTATTAAAGCGCGAAATGATTTATTGAATACACTTCCTCCAGAACAAGGAAGCGCAATTGTAAGCCCTGAACAAGCTAGAGATTTACAAATTAAACAAACTGCTGAAAAAGAAGGCGCAATAATTACGGCTAAACAACAAGCTGAAGAACAGCAGACAATCAATAAAGCGCTTAATTCATTTGAAACGCTTCCTGACATTAATCATATCCGAGATTTAGTTAAAGGCTCTATAGGAAGTGATATTGAATATTGGACTAATAGATTTGGTCAAACTATAGGTGAATCTTTAGCATCAGGAGATATTCAATCAGCTTTAGCGGTTGTCGCAAGTGATATGGCTAATACTGTACCTTTTGCACCAGGATCGCAATCAGATAAAGAATTAGCCCAACGATTAAAACAAGTTGGTAATCTTGAATCTGATATGACTATCGATCAAAAAATGGCTGCATTTGAAGAATGGTTTAAAAAAGAACAACGTTATATTGGAAAATACGGTAAATATTCAGATGCTGAATTGTTAGATTTGGGTAGAGAAGGTAAAATTACTCATGAAACTGCAATGAAAGTTCGTGCTAATCGAAATAAAGGTCAATAGCCATGAATGATGAAGAATTTACCGCAGCGTTTAATTCTAAACCGCAAGTTAATGATGCGTTTTCACAAGCCTTTAATATTGCTACAGGTAAACAAGCTGCTCAAGTAACCCCTTCTCCTTGGGAAGCTTATGGTGTACCTAAATATCCTGTTCAAGAAAGTGCATTGATGCGAACTGGACGAGGTGCAAACATCGCATTAACTAAAGCTGCAACAGGACTAAAAGGTTTATTTGCTGATTTAACTGAAGAAGATATTGCTAAATTAAGAGCTGGTGAAGCTTATATGCAAGAAGCAGGGCTTCCTGCAACTTTAGGTGGTCTAGGTGTTGACATTGCAGCTGAAGCTGCTGCTATGACTCCTATGGGTAAGTTACCATTTTTAGCTAGGGTAATTGGTGCTGGTGGAACTGCTGCTGCATTATCACCTGAAGATCGCGCGAAAGCTGGAATGTATGGTGCTGTTGGTCAAGGTGTAGGTGAAAGTGTTGCTAAAGGGTTAGGTGCTATGTTTAGAGGGCCTGTTGCTGCACCTGGCGTTAGGGAATTTGTTGAAGCTGGCGGTGAACCTACTATTGGTCAAGCTTTAGGGGGAGGATTTAAACCGCTTGAAGAAAAAGCTACTTCATTACCTTTTATTGGAACTCATATCGCTGAAGCTCAAAAACGTGCATTAGAAAGTTTTAATACATCTACACTTCAAGGTATTGTTGATACTTTAAATAAAGGTATTCGTACTGCACCAAGTCAAGAAGTTGCATTGCCAGGTCAAGCAGCTATTCAACGTGAAATTGTAGATTTAGGTAAAATTGAACCGACTGCGGAAGGGTTTTCTAAAGTTAAGAAAGCAGTTAGTAATGCTTACGATAATTTAGTATCTCAATCAAGCGGTGCAATGACACCTGAGCTTGCATCAGGGCTTCAAGGAATTAAAGATTTATCAAAGAATTTACGGCCTGAGTTTAGAAATCAAATCGATGATATTTTAGAAAACAGCGTAATCAGCCGTTTTAAAGATGGTCAAAGAGTAGATGGTAGATCATTAAAAGAAATGCTATCTGAATTACGAACTGTTGGCGAAAGCTACGGTAAAAGTTCAATTGCTGATGAAAGACGCGTTGGTGATGCGGCTAAAGAAGCAGCTAATCAATTAAAGCAAATGATGGAAATGCAAAATCCTCGATATGCTGAAGCATTAAACGCGGCTGATAATGCGTATCGTGATGTTAAACGTATGGAAACTGCAATGACATCAAGCGTAGGACATGAAATGGCTACTCCAGCTTCACTTTTACAAGCTTTGCGAGGTAGAAACCGCGCAGGTTACGCTGAAGGTCAAATGCCAATGCAAGTATCTGCTAGACAAGCGCAAAAGATTATTGGTAATAAGTATCCTGATGCTGGTTCTGCTGGTCGATTAGGGCTTAACGAATTGATAGGTGCAGGCATTACAGGTATTCCTGCTGGTCTTGCTACTTTTTTTGGTGGCAAAGCATTTTATTCACCTGAACTTCAAAAATTAATGGTTGAGCAATCGTTAAAAGAAGCAGGGCCGATCAGATCAGCAGTTGGTCAAGGCTTATCTCGAATGGGGCCTTATGTTGGTTCTGTTGGTGCAGGTGCAGCGCAACAAGGTAGAAGATAATGAACAACCATATTTTTAGGAATTGAAATGACTCAAGCATACTTATCACCGATTCTACAAAACGCTCAGTTTAGCGATGATGGGACTTTCCTAAATGGTGGTCTTATTTGGTTCTACGCTGCTGGTACTTCTACCCCATTAACAGCATATCAAGATGGAGCTGCTACAACACCTTGGCCTAATCCTATAGTTTTAAACGCTAGAGGTGAAACAGGCGGTGAAATTTGGTTAGATGGTATTTACAAATTGGTATTGCAAGGCGCTCCATTAGCTGGTGAAACTAATGGCCCTGCTATCTCAACCTTTGATAACATTTACGGAGTCAACGCTCCGACATCGTTTGCGCCCCCTTATGTGTTTGCAGGTACGTCAACTTCACAATCTAACACCGACATCTTCATGGGCTGGAATGGCGTTAATTTTACTGCTTCACAAGAAACAACTGATTTTGGTGCTAATTGGCCTATTAATATTACTGGATCAGCAGGGCCTATTGGTCATGTAGCTGCCTACGCTGGTAACGTAGTGCCATTAGGGTACTTAGAATGTAATGGTGCAGCCGTATCAAGAACGACATATGTTAATCTTTTTGGTGTCTGCGGTATTTTATACGGGGCTGGTGATGGCACAACAACTTTCAATCTTCCAGATTTAAGAGGCTATTTCGTCCGAGGATGGGATGACAGCGCTGGTGTGGATGTAGGCCGAGTTTTAGGTTCTACTCAAGCAGATTTAGTTGGCCCAATTACAGATCCTGGACATACACATACTGACGCAGGGCATGTTCATGCTATGGGGCGTGTTGCTGGCGGTACTGGCGCTCTTAACTTTAATAGCGGCGCAGGTGTAGCCGATATTACTCCAGATACTGCATCAGGTGTTGCAGATATTCAATCCAATACAACTGGCATTACTGGTGGTACAGAAACTCGTCCTAAAAACGTAGCAATGATGTATATCATAAAAACATAACGGGGGGATAGGTAAATGGGTAAATTATTAGGTTTATTTATATGGTTGAAGTCAAGATTATCTGAGCCTAGCACAATGGCTTCAATTGCAGCGGTGTCGGCTTTAGGTGGCGTTAATGTTGATCCTGGCAAAGTGCAAGATGCGCTTAATATTGGATCAGTTATATTTGGTGCGTTAGGGTTTTTTATATCAGAAGCAAAACCATTAACCAAAGTTGATTAAAAGGAAAAAACGTGACAGACCTTGACCTTAACTGTAGAGTTGCTAAAGTAGAACAAAAGATTGAAGGGCTTACGCAAGAACTTCATAAAGAACTTGAAGATTCCAGAAGAAGATCGGATCGTATTTTCTTAGCGTTAGATGAACTCAAGAAAGATTCAGCTAACAATAAAGGCTTCTTCGGAGGGATTGTTTTTGCCGTTGGCGCTATATTTGCTGTAGTGGCATATGTTTTTGGTAAAGGTTAATGTCGGCATTAGAACTATTAATCAAACTCATTAAAGAATCAGAAGGTTGTAAGTTAAAAGCTTATAAAGATTGTGTTGGTGTGATAACAATCGGCTGGGGTCAAACCAAAGGTATTAAAAAAGGAATGACTTGGACACAGAACCAAGCTGATGAAGATTTAATTAAAACGGCATTAGAGGTGCTTAATCAAGCGATTAAGGCTTCACCCATACTAGCAACAGTTAATATGGAAAAACAAGCTGCAATAGCAGATTTTGTTTATAATTTAGGCATTGGTAGTTACACTTCTTCAACGCTGAAGAAAAAAGTAGATGTAGGTGATTGGATTTCCGCAGCGTCTGAAATAAAACGTTGGGATAAAGCAGGCGGTAAGGTCTTAAAAGGTCTTACTATTCGTAGAAATAAAGAAGCAGAATTAATATTATCATGAACGAAATTACATTGTCATTGTCATTAGAAGAACTAAACATCATCATGAACGCATTGGGAGTTGGTCAATTTACTCAAGTTGCTCCAGTTATTCAAAAGATACAACTTCAAGCAGGCCCACAACTTCAAGCAGGCCCACAAGTTCAAGCGATGCCTGCTGAAGAAGTAGTTGAATAATTACTTATTGAAGCCGGGTATTGGCTCAATAGGTTGAATTTGAGGAAAGGGGGCAACTAGCATAGCAGGTGCTATTTGCTCCATTGGTGGTAAGATCGGCAATTCAGGTGTAGTAATGTTTGTGCCTAAAGACATTCTGTTGATAGTCATTCCATTAGTACAGGTTGTTAAAGTACCAAAAGTTGTGCAGTTGATTGATTCTGCTGATGCTACATTAACCATTAAGGATATGATTAGTGCTATAGTAAGGTATAAGTTAATCATTCTAGCTTTATAAAGCTTAGCTTCTAGTTCTTCACAGTTATAAAAGATCATTGTTGTTCCCCAAATAATTGATTGCGCTCTCTAGCCATCCTCAAGGTGCAAAAACGTTGATGTAGCCGTATCAAAACCATCGCACGTCTAGCACCTACTTTTTCCATCTCAAGAAGGGTTAGCACTTCTTCTTCTTCTAAATCCGGTAATACTTCATTTAGTTTTCGCCAACTTAATTTCATCGTAACTCCGCTATCGCAATTTCAGATAAAGTACATTTCTCTTGTAAGACAGAATAAATGCGCTCGTCTATAGTATTTTCAGTCATTAAAATATAACACCACACTTCACGTTTCTGACCACTCCGGTGAATACGCCCGATTGCCTGTTCAAAATACTCCAATGACCAAGGCAATGATAAGAACACTATCTTATTGCCGTGATGCTGAAGATTTAAACCATGCCCTGCGCTCTTAGGGTGCGCCAACAACAACTCAATCTGCCCAGTATTCCAGCGCTCAACGGCATTAGGGTCATCTAATGTTTGAGCATGAGGGTATCTCCGTTTGAGTTCTTCAAGTTCTTCCTTGTACATGTAAAAAATCATTGTACAATCTCTTTGATTTTCTGCAAGCAATTCTTCTAATCTGTCGAATTTATGACTAGAAAACCATATTGATTGTGTGGAAGTGTTGAACTTACCTGGTGATTTACTGGGTGTAGTTGTCGAGTGATAAACAAACCCAGAACTCATTTGCTGAAGCTTACCCGTCACTACTGCAAGATTAGTTGCACTGGAAAACGCTACAACTAAATCTTTCTTCATAGTATTATAGTGTTCCATATCCATCTGGCACTTAATCTCAACCATGTGCAAAGGTGGCATCAGATCAGCGTAATCTCCTGCATCCAACAGATAGGTAGCGGGTTTGATAGTTTTCATAATCTTAGGTAAGGAATCAGGACGTGCAGCCCATTCACCATAATCACGATTCATCAGAACAAAATACTGTTGTAGGAAAGCGGTTTTGCTTCTACCTAGCAATGATTGGTCTACTACTTTACATTGTCCAAACACATCTTCTAAACCATTGCTAGTAAACGATCCGGTCAAGCCCCAGCGTATCTTGAACAGGTCTATCACTTTGAACAAAGCTTTAAAGCGCGATCCAGACGGGTTCTTCAAACGTGTCAGCTCGTCAAAAACAATGCCGTCAAAGCCTTGAAGCAAGTCTGGACGTTCACGGCAAAGCCATAACAAATTATCGTAATTGGTAACGATTACATTAGCAGCGCATTTAAACGCTGCTATTCTGTTTTTAGCAGTTCCAATCGCTATTTCAATAGTTAATTTAGAAGCCCATTTAAGCCCTTCCTGCCTCCAAACGTCAGTACACACACGTTTAGGTGCAAGGACTAAGAATCGTTTAACATGCCCGTCCTGTATCATTGCTTGCATAGCTGTTAGCGTGATGGCCGTCTTACCAGCACCAACTGGCGCAAGGATCATCGCTCGATCACGGCTGTACAAGAAATCAGCAGCTTCATCCTGATAAGGTCTTAAAACCATTGGCTTCTCCAATTTAAATAAGCTTCACATGGAGTACGTCCATATCCTGCAATTTCGTAAGGCCCTCCACATACCCAAAATCGTCCTACTCGTTTAATTTTTGGTTTCATAACTGCGCTCGTTAGCTTTAAAAACGTTTTTCTTGATGTTAGTTGTCTTATTAGCCATTTTTCTCCCTCTCTGCTAACATTGCGTCTGCCATTTGGTAAGCCCATACAGGGATGTTGTCATTTCTTTTATAAGCACCTGTAGTGCTACTTAAAAGACCCTGCATTGCAAGTCCAGCAAAGTGATCTCGGAGTAATTCTTGCCTATTTATAAGTGAAGCATTTTGATTCTGTAGCCACATTATTTGATGCTTAAGATCATTTATTTCTTTACTCATTTCCCACCTCCAATGCCGTGATGCTTCTCAGCAAATTCAACACCTGCTATAAAACATTCATATCTATGCCAAACGTCAGTTAATAAAAACCCCTTACCTATGTCTTTATCACTCAAAGGCTCACGTTTTGGCGGTGCTGTGTAGAGCGGTATCACTTCAAATATTTCCCTGTGGTACAAAAAGGGTGTTAAATTAGATACTTGTGTTCTATAACCTGTTTCTTTATTAACTATTATCCATGCTTCAGGTTGCTGTTCAGGTTGTGCGAGTAGTTCTTCAAGTTCTTTTCTTAAATCATTTTCTAATAATTCCTGACCACTCATTCCCCATCCTCCCTATTAGCACGTGTAAGCCCTTCAATGTAATCTAAAACCGCTTGTGCTAAGTCACGTCTATTAGTAACCCTCATGCATAGAATTAGCTCCGCTATTGCTTCTTTTCGCCCAACTAATACATGGGATTCAAAGGTATCTTGCTCAGATTCTTCATTAACATATATTTCATTTAAGTAATCTTTGACCTCATCAGCTAACCATTCGTATTGCTTGTCGTCTTCTAGTATCCTTGCTACTTTTTTAAATAGGTTTACCACTACGTCTCTGTTCATCACATCCTCCAAACGGAATTAAAAAATCACACGCTTCATCGTTGTCATAATTCAGCTCAACACTAGCATCCATAAAAAATTGGTACGGGCGAGTATCTACTTTAATGGTCAGGTATCTCTGACACACACCACGCTGGTCGCACTTACTACCAACACATCGAGCTATGTCTTGCGGCAAGGGGTATTTCATTTTAACTATCATCTCCGCCTCCAATACATGCTGTGCATCGCTTTAATAACCCTTCGGCTATGTGGAATATACTCAAATTTATAGTTATTACATTCTCTTTTAGCATCTAAAAACCACGCTATACGACACCACTTGTTTTTAATTTTCATCTTCACCTCCAATACCGTGATGTTTTTCTGCATCGTAAACGCCAGCCCAATAACTGTCAGCGTGTGTTGCTTTCTTATTAGCATGCCACATGTCAGCAGTAGCACCATCACTCAAAGGCTCACGTTTTAATTTAAGTTTTGCTTCTGCATAACCTCTTTGATATGCTTCTTGATTCCAATATGAGTCAAGCGCATGTCGTGTTGTTGGCTCTTGCTCAGGTTGGGCGAGTAGCTCTTCAAGTTCTTTTCTTAGATCATTTTCTAATAGGCTGGCGTATCTAAGCTTCTTTAAAAACTCTCTTTCACGGCTTACACGTTCTGCCATGTCGCACCTCTTTTAATAAAGCTAATTGTGCTTTGTGTAACTCCGTAAATTTTTGCTATCTGATTTTGAGACGTACCATCTGTTAATAGGTTTTTTATTTCCTTAACTATGCTTGGTGTTAGTTTTGCAGATGCTGGTAACCCGTCTATTTTCCGCATAACTATGCCACTCCATTTTCTTCCTTTGTCTTGCATATCCTTCATATTTTCTTTATGCGTTCCTAAAAATAAATGAGATGGGTTTACACATGAAGGAACATCGCATTTATGACAAACACATAAACCTTTAGGAATATCGCCATTGTGCAATTCGTAAGAAAATCTGTGCATGGTATAGCCGTTATACACACCATAACCTCCACACCTTACATTGCTAACCTTTCCTACCCATAACCAACAACCAGACTCAGTTACAGGAATAACTCTTTCATAAAAAGCTGATTCATTAGGTTTTTTGGGTACTCTTTGCTTATCATAAATTGCTTTTAAATACTTTTTGTTTTTGACATCCTCTCTCTCAATGCTCATAATAATTGCCTCGAAAATCTATAAAAAGGTCACACTCCATTTGTTTCAACTCTTTCTTGAAGTCACCGTGCCACATGTAATCTTTGGTGTCGATCTCGATACTTAAGTATCTGGAGCAGTTTTCTTTTTTGTCGCAGTTGCTACCTAAGCAACGTGCATTTTCATCAGATAAAGGACGTATCATTTTCTTCACAATATTCTCCAAGTTCAATGTAATCCCCTATGCGTGGTGGTGGTTCGCCTGTCGCTTTAAGCCAGTAATCTAACATTGCGATGCCTTCTAACCATCCTGCTGGTGGAGCTTTAGTTTCTTGTTTTGCTGTTGATAATGTATTTACTGATGTACCTGTTTTTCTAGCTATATCAGATAATGTATGACCTCTCATATACAACACTTTTAACATCAATGCGAAGTCAAGCTGTCTAGACATTGTTTCCCCTTCGTCTAATTTCATCGCAATACAACTCCATGTCTTTACTGCGGTGCATGAATTGCACAATCTGCGCTGCCATTCCTGTAAGCTTGATTGGAGGGCGTTTATACATGAACGCGCAGACTTCTCTTATATAAGGAAGCCAATCCATGATCTCGGCTCGGTTGAATAGAATCGTTCCGTCAATATGAGTCGCAACATGCTTAGGCATACAATATTTAGAATCTTTAACAATCTTATCCAACATCAATGCTTTAATACCAATTAAAGCCATTATTTCTTTCTTGGTGATGCTTTTTTGAGGTACTGGAGGGATTACAACATTAGCTTTTAACCGATCCATTTTGCGTTTCAACATAACTCGTTCGTGTATGGCTTTTTTGTTCTTATGGTAATACTCAAGGCATCTTTTTCGTTGTTTATCTCGTTGATTCATTGTATTCAAGCTCCAAGATTAGTTCACAGTAGTGTATGATTTTCTTTATGTCTTCTGCGCCATTCTTGCTTCGATGACGCGTAATGTACTTTATTATGTTACCTTCCATAAACGGTAGATTGTTAGCATGGATGTAAGTAACGGGTTGGATCGGTAATAAGTAATGATTACCCCCAACCATCTTTTTGTCTGGCATTGGATAACTCCATAAGTTTATCGGTGGAAAAGTTAAATCCGGCCAGATCACATCATAACTTCCTTGAAAGCTCGTGTTCTGGCTGATGATACAGTTAACCCTAACAAACGTCTGTATCGGCTTACCAGATAATCAAATTCATCTTCCTGCTTCTCAGTTGGACGTTTAAGCCCTCCTTTTACAGTTTGTGCATACAACCAGTCTATATCTTGATCTATTTCTCTTTCCATTTCATTACCCATAAGTTAATGATGGCCAGCGGAAGCATGACCGTTAAAATTACTAAACATATAATCAATCTAATTAAATATGTAATCCCAAACATTCTATTGCCCAATTATCAATCTGTTCTATTGTCCAAAGACATGCATAGTTTTGGTTAAGCCTTATCATTTCTTGTGCAAATAGTTTTTGTAATTCTGATAATCTACCTCCTTTTGTTTTTAATTCTACAAACCACGTTGTTCCATCTGACATGCAAGCAATTCTATCTGCTACACCTCGATGGGCAGGTGAAGTGAATTTATACGTCTTTCCTCCGTTCACTTCAACTATCCATTTAAAATATTTTTCAATGTCACGTTCTAGCATTTTTAGGGTACTCTTCTAATTTATATTTTAATTGCGCCATTAATTCTTTTTTTCGCCTTTTATCAGCGTTTATATATATGTACCTATGTTTCCGTGATCTAGGCTGTAATGAAAATCTATCCCCATATAGCTCCCTAATTTCTTTTGCCGTATATTTATCAGCGATAGTTTGGCAATGTTTATCTACACCCTCAATAGTCCAGTTGGTTCTTTTTGCAGATAGTCCGCTATAAAGCCAATTAGTAGCTTGATAAACTATTCCTAAATGATTTTGCTCAGTGTCAGCATAAGAAACTACAATTTCTTTTCCGCAATGTTTTAATGTATTACCTATTAAATATGATTCTCCATTTTTAGGAACTGAATCATCTACCCATAATCTTGTTAATTCAATTACATTATTTACATTTTCTGGATCAACTTCATTCAGTAACTCCAAAGCAACGGTGTACTTTTCATCAAGTAAGTCTTGAGTCAGTATAGCATCTTCGTATTGTGTACCGACTACAGGCTTTGTACCAATACCTAGATACTCGGCAATGGTGTTATGAAGAAGTGTACCTTCATCAGCATAAGAGCTGGAAGGCTTTTCAGGTGCTTCATTGCACAGCTTGACTGAGCCTGGGCAGTTGATAACACGTTTGGCAGTAGAACCACCGACTATTTTACTGTGTGCCATTAATTTATTCCCGTTTCGTTTAAAGTGAATATATTATTTCACAAAAAAATATATTGTACAAATGTTTTTTACAGTGATAAGCTATAACCTCACTAAACGAAACGAGAATACATTAATGGCTTTGGAACAATATAGGATACTCCAAATATCTTACAAGGAGGCTATGGAAATTATAGTGAAAGAACATTACCTCCATAGAAAAGCGCCTTGTAGCATTGCATTTGGGCTTATTAAAGACGATAAAATTGAAGGTGTAATTTGTTATGGTACTCCTAGCAGTTCAAGTTTAAGAAAAGGAATTGCAGGAATTGAAAATGTAAATAATGTAATTGAATTAACAAGATTATGGGTAGATGATTCAGTTCCTAAAAATGGAGAA